TTAATTGGAGATAAGTGGAGGTTTATCTCTACTCTTCTTTAAACAACTCTTCCAAGCTAAGCTGCCCATCAACCGGATCTTCCTCAACCGACTCAAAGAACGAATCAAAATCATCTTTCTTAATTACATCGTGCTCTTTTAAGTAAGAGCCGTAGTCCTCGCCCATTGCCCATAATATTTGCGCGTTGGCAATAGCTTTAGTCTGGCAATCCATTTTCTCGGATTGCGTCTCACCCTGGTTATCCTTAAACGATACTGGCCCCATGCTATGCAGTCGCATAATACGATTGATAGGCTCTAGCAAATAGTCGCTTTGCAGTGTTGCTATTGTTTGCATCAACACCTGTCGCTCACCTTCACCCGTACTATTAAGCCCTTTCGCAGCTTCGCCAACAAGCCAAGACAGCGGTAAACCTGTTACCATAGCTAAGCGTCTAAGTGTGATATTATCAGACTCCGAAAGGTTGGATAGCGATTGCGTCAGTACTTGAATCTCGTCCTCTTTATCAATAACGCCTGCGCCATAAATTGATCGCATGGATTCAAGAACGCCTAGCTGGTCTACCACTTCGCTCTCTCGTTTATCTTTTAATAGCTCTTTAAATCCTTCAATCTTGTAAAACGGCGTAGAAGATTTTTCAAGTATCGACGGAACAGCTCTCTGAATCACGCCGTCAGCTACAAGTTCATTGCGTATTAGTTCAAACTCACTTATTCCGCCGTAAAAATACTCTGGTGCGTCGTGCTCGACTGGCTCAATGTATTTAAAATCTACAACGCGCGACGGGTGTATTGATGCTCCACGAACACTGAACATCGTCGGCTTGAAGTAGTTAACGCTAGACAGATCAAAATTAACAGACTGCACATAAACCATGTCTCCACTAAACACGTGGTAGTTTACTTTTGTGATATCAGTAATTGATTTTATAGGTTGAGACAAGTCGGCTCCCCGCTCATGTATTACAAAGATAGAGCGCCCAAAGGCCAACATAAACTTAGATAGATTTTTTACGTGTTTTTGTAAGCGCGTGTCGTAAAATTCTTTGTCTGCAATCGTATCAAATTGTAGTGTATCGTCTAAGGCAATACCGCTTTTTAAGCGGATTATCTTAGACCCAACCCCAGTTTTGTAAATAGCGCGCAACTCTTCGTAGTCAACTCTCGATGATTGTATGCGGTTAGTCGCAGAAGCGTTGCGCGTGTTCGTTAATGATCTTGTTAAGCTTAGCAGACCATCTAAAAATTTGGTTTTCATAGTGTGTAGCCTTTGGCTTTATCGTCTTGGCTTGGCGAAAATCTAATCATAACAGTATCCGCCAAGTTTGGCGATTTTGTGCCGTCGGGCGCCTTATTCACGTAAAGCTTTCCGCTCCCCTCCTTTTTTTCGTATGTTGGCTGACTCAGCTCGTTGATAAGGGCCTGAAAATACTTTTTATCTATCTCGCTACTAATACTAATAATGTCATCTTCCTTGAAATCTTCTCCTGACGTTACAGCCCTATGTGTAGCTAAGAATCTAAGCCTTAAAGACCACCATCCGTATGCCTTGGCATTACCGAAGAAGTCGGCGTTAGTCCTTCCCTCTACCAGGCTTTTTTCGGGAAACGGAACTGATGCGCTACCCCTAAACTTCTTAACTTTTATCTGCTTCTGGTGCTTAATTCTTCTTTCTGCGTTTATCTTTTTAGCGTCGCCACGCACCCCAGATCCCAGGCCGTCGGCGTCATATTTAAACTCTTCAAGATTATTTGTGTCACATATCAAGAAGGATTTATCTACCGTTTCGTATATGTCGCTTCCCTTCCCGCTCCATGTCTCTGCGTTAGTTATGACAATACCATGGGTCTGTAAAAATGCGTTTAAGTCGACGCCCTCATCCGCAACATCCAGCGCCCCTGATTTCTTGCCGCTAGGCTTTATCCCCAATTTTTTGTGGGCGTCAATAGCTGACTGAACCCATTCGCTAGGTATTAACTGGCCTTTTACAGAGGCATTATAATTTATATCTACTTCTTGAGCCAATGTTACAGCGTCAAGCCCAGCTACTTGCTTTGCATACCACTGTTCGTCTTTCCTTGGGTCATCGCGCCAATGGAAAGTGAACACTTCAACACGCCCGCTATGCCTTTTTTCAGCGAAGGGATTGCCCATGCCATGAGGCGTGCTTATATCGATCCTGCAGTTGGTAGTCTGAGACAGTGACGCCTCTACCAGGTGCGGGCGCTCCAAAAATGCTGACTCATCCACAAAGTAGATGCTCGACCTATCACCTCGTCCTATACCATCGCCCGCCTCTCCCGACATACTAGATCCAGTGGCGGGAAAGTTTATTCTCATGTGCGGCGCATGTTTAGAAGGGTTGTATTCCGGCCTGAATTCCGGAGGAAGGTTTTCTATAAACATTCTAGCTTTCCAGAATAGGGATTTTGGGCTTCCTATTCTGTCTACATATTCTTCTTTCCTGCTACCAAAGCCTATTACCACGCCTTCGTTAAACAAGCATATGGTCACACCTATGGCAACTGAAAGCCAAGACAAGCCCATGTCCCTAGTCTTTTCAGCCAACCCATTTTCTTGTGTCTTCCACTTTCTTGTTACGTAGTCAACAAATTCCTCCTGCTTTGGAAACAGGACAAATGGTATTGTGGCAGGTAAACCCCTCTCAACGTTACGCGGATCAAAAGTACAGCCCCAATCGGTTATAAATTGGGCAGGGTTTTCCCTATAATACAGTCTAAGAGAGGGAAGGCAGTCAGGATTATTTCTTATTCTATTTAGCCGCTCCACCCTTCTATTGAAAATCTGAATGTAGTCAGGATTAATGAAATCAATCATCGCTCATGATCTTTTTATATTCCTTTGCAGCTTCTATAGGATCGCTTGACACTATCACAGCACCTCCTTTGGGGCTCATAGACCCGTCAGAGCTTCTGTGATCGTTGTCTACCGACTCTTTAAGCCCAAGGTCTCTAGCTATAATGCTAGCGTTAAAAAGCCCCACAGAGGCTCCCTCGAACTTCTGCGTGTATATTGTTTCGCGGATATAGTCGAGGACGGTCAAAAAATCTTGATTTTCTGTCTTAAAATTCCTGAAATACGAAGAAGAGCACCCTATATAAACGCATAACCCTGATATCGTGTAGACGCGCTTAAGCGTTATCTCATCTTTTATTATGTCGCCCTGAAAGCAGAATATTTTCTCTTCTTTGAGCGGATTACTGTCGCACCACTCGAAATATTCTTGCGCAGTCTCAAGAAGCAATGCCGGGGTCTCAAATAAAGTGTTCCTTCCATGTTTTGATCTATTCTTCCAAAACTGGTTTCCTGATGGAGCTACCATGGGGTCCTCAAACAAATAAACTATAAATAGAACACATTATAAGCAATGATCCTAAAATAGGCATCTTCTTATAAAGCGCGTAAGAACCAATTATAACAGGAATAAGTGCTATCATCTAAAATACCTCACGCCAAGTTTGCCCTCTTCAAGATGAACTTGAGCCCTGTAACCGCCAGGGAGTATCATTCCATCTATAGCTTTGTTAGCCCTATCCATCACATCCTCTAGGCTGCGCTCACCGAAAATCTGTATAGCTCTCAGTCTTTCGTTAACCATGTCTCTAGCGTCGTTGTATTCTGTCCTGCACTTACCGCAAGGCTCGCTATAAATCGGTGCGGCGTGTTTGCATATTAAGTTCATGGTGTCACCATAGATAAAAGCTTAGTTGTTATAATATCATTCTGTTTTAGCAGAGCCGTTATAAAGTCACGCTCACCTTTAGATTTTGCCTTCTCTTTTGTTAGCTCATAATTACTTCTATAAACCGCTTGAATAGAATCTAATATTGTCTTATTTTTAGCTATCATACATCACCCGTTTCTAATTTTTGTTTTATTATAAATGAAGACGCTATATTTATAGCGCTCTCATCGACATCTTTCACAGTTGGAATCTTTGCTTCGTCTCCACTAGCGTTAGGGAGCATAGAGAACGCATACAGCATAAATAATACTAAAAAAGCTTTTATAATACACCTTTTGCAATCTTCGACGTCTAGCTCCAGCGGATGTTCGATTGCCTCATGGCAAATTATCGATGATGATTCAGGTTGGGTTTTAACAGTTTTCCTAATTCTATCACACTTTGATTGAATTTTGCGCAACTCTAGCACAGAGCTGCCTCTAGCTGTGCTAATTATAGCTTCCTCTTCTTTGCGAAGATAGTCAAGCTTTTCCTTTTCGCTCATTAATAACAGCTCGTCGAAAGCAAGCATTTCATTAACCTCTACTGAAAAATATCTATTTGCGCTGTCTCGCGGTCAAAACGAATTTTGGCTGCATTATAATAATCCTCATCTAGCTCACAACCCACAAACTCAAAACCACCGTAATGAGCCGCTATTGCGCTGCTAGCTATAAATCTACTTTGCCCAATGCTCATATATTTTTATTATTAACGATCTAAATTCATTTTCAGTGAGAGACATTTTTGCAGTATTGCATTCCTTACAACAACTAACACAGTTTTCTTCTGTGTAGCCTTTACTGCTGTCAATTCGGTCAATACCGTTAAACTTTATTGTGGTATCTGAGACTATAGCGGTTACAGCTTCTCCGCCGCGAGAATCACGCCTAACGTCTTTTTTCGTATTGCTTCCAGTTGTTCCGCAATAATTACACGGAGAATTTGATAAGTTAATAAACAAATCTATACCAATACACTTTTCTTTTGATTTTTTGTTGTGTCGTTTTTTAACTGAAAAATAAAGTAAATTAAAAAGAGCGCCAACTCTATCAGGGTACTTATTGTGAGCGAGTCTTGATGGGCCAATTAAACACCCGCAGCTCTTTGTTTTGCCGCACGTGAGAAGGTCTTGAGCGACTGCTTTTATGCCCCCACACTCACAAACACAGCTCCAAATATATCTATTTCTGGCGCCACGCCCCTCTAGCGAAACAACGGTTAACTTACCGTATTTTGATCCAATTAAGTCTAGGCTTTCACCTTTCTTTTGTCCTTTCTTCATAATGATAGATGCCTATTTGTTTTATAGATTATAACAGATATCTAAAACATTAACAGTTGCTTGATGTGCTGCTCATACCTAGACACGCCAGCGTCAAAGTAGTCCTTATCCAATTCGCATAAAACAAGATCAAAGCCAGCGTTATGGCAAGCTAAAGCCGAACTCATACTCCCGCCATGCGTATCAAGTATTCGGTCGCCTTCCTTTGCGTAGTTGCTTAAAAGCCATTCGTATAGCTTTACAGGTTTTTGTGTTGGGTGTATGCGTAACTCCTTGTTTTTCATGTCGCCCTGCAGCATTCCTGACCATCTAAACTGGAACTTTCTTACTGCAGTCTTAAAGCTTGTATACGCTAGCTCGCAATCAGCAAAATCAGATTCGCCCGTCATCTTGTCCCATACAATCCAACAGCTAGAACCAAGCGCGATATTTTGCATAAAGTGGTTTGCGCCCCATATTATTTGGTTTTTGCTTACTCTCTGCAGCTCTAAGAAATAATCTTTATTGGGCGGCTGTAAATCATCACCTGCAAAGCTTTTGTAATCTTTTGCTATAGCCAGCTTTCCGCGACTTTTATTTGTCTTGCCGCTTTCACCTATTCCATACGGAGGATCGACTATACAGAGATGGTAATAATTATCGGGGGTTTGTTTTAGTATATTCATACAATCATCGTTATAAATGGTGATTGATCCGCTTGAGAACTTATCTTTATATCCTTTATAAATCATAAAACCACTCCGCGTCTTTAGCTAATTAGCCTCGCTATAACTTCTAAATGATGTTCGCTAAGATTAACCCCGCTCCCACCCATTGTCAATGCTTTTATTTCATCGTCACGCAAAGCCCTAACAGGGTACACTGGCAATTCTATATAATTGCTCATTCTATTACCAATATTGTGCTGTCTTTTGATCTGTCTATTTTGCTTCTAACTGACAATGGCATTGATATACCGTTAGCTTGTGGCATTTTTACCATATTACCATGTAACGTAAAGCCCGCCCTTTTCTTTGCTGTATGATCAAGCGGTAAGAGAGGTATTGTTTTCGCCCCTAGCGCCGGCGAGTCGAATCCATTAAGCACTTGCCAGGTCCCTCTAGGTATAGGGCCAATGTCTTTCATATCATCAAGCCGACTTATGTCTTTTGCTCCATCATGCCCAGAGCTACATCGTGTAGTAACAACTTCGCCGGTATTCTTCCATAATGTTTTTGCTGTAACGCTGTATACCCACATGCTAATCACCCCTAGCTTTTAATACCGAGCCGTTCGATTCGCTTGGCCATATTAGCCCAACCTCTACCTCTACCACTACTGGGCTGTAGTACCATGTCGCTAACAAAAATACGACAATTAATATTATGTATTTTGGCATTAGTGCTTCCTCATCATTGCTTGATAATGACAATTACTTCAACACACACCAAGTTGAAATTTGTATCATAAATACTTGTCCCGCCATTGGCGGCACATTCTTCCTTGATCGCTAACTCCTGCTTAATACCTGTGCTTATCGCTATAACTAACGCGACGATACACGTACACAAGCACACCTCAAAAGCTTTTTCTTTGATTAGATATACAAAATTTTCTTTCAAGTTCATTTTAATAACCCTCATTGTTTTGTTGTTAATTTACTTGCTATAACATTAGCTACATAGTCACTTATTGTCAATAAATAATATCGATCAAAATTCAATTTTTCTACATTCTTATCATCCCTTTTTATCTCTTGCATAACCTCACCGTTCAGAATTCTGACCACTACCCATCCATAATCACCATCTGACAGTTTAGGAATCATAACCGCACCTCTCTAAGTAAAGTTAAACATTACATAATCAAAGCCGAAAAGTAAACATATTTTTAACGTGATTTTAAGGCCTTCTGACAGCGATATATATCGTTAGAGCTACCCTTCTACCATTAACCATGCTGTCAGCGCTCCTAGGCACCTTAAATCAAGAAATACGGCATGCTTTTATCCGTACCGAACACTGCAGCTTAGAAATCCGGATAAACACACCTGAAAACAACAACAAAAACTCCGCAAAAAAAAACGGTATAATGGTGAGATAAGCTGTAGCCCCCATGTTTGCTAGGATCTTGCTCTACCTTTATACAGGATTATCTGTACAATAAATAACGTGCAGCCCTAGTGGCACTAAGAGAGAGCTATCAAAATATACCATATAGAGATATTTATTATTATGGTTAGATATTTCTATCCTATACCCCTCTAT